CCAAGACCGTTCTCTTCGGCTCGGTCGATAAGTACCTCATTCGTCGCGTCAAGGAATTCGCGGTTCTCCGTCTCGTCGAGCGCTTCGCGGATTTCGGTCAAGTCGCCTTTCTCGGTTTCGCGCGTTACGACGGGAACCTTCTCGACGCCGGTACGCATCCTGTGAAGTATCTCGTCCAAGCGGCGAGCTAAATTCTTTTCTCACTCTCTCTGACCCTTGACTCGGAGACCGGTTCTCACCCGTTCCGGTCTCCGAGTTCTTTTGAGGTTTCGAAATGCTTATCCTAATCACCGCAGGACGCGGAGTCGGTCACGAGATCGACGCAGTTCCCGCTTACGCGCTCGCTCGAATCAACGGCGGAACCGCTGTCGCGATCGGAGCCCGTCGCGACGTCGAGACGACAGCGATTGACCCCGCGAACGAACGCGCGGTCGCGCGCGAGCAGGACCCCCCGAAGCGGAAACCGGTTCGACGTTGAATGTCGCAGTGATTGAAAGACCGGACGACATGAGTCTCCGGCTCAGGTGCAAGATTGACTCCGCGCTCGCGGATCGTCTGACTCATCACATCGCAGCCTGTCAAGACTGTCGGATGGGCGCGTCGCCCCGCTCGCTCTGCGCGATCGCGCAGCGCTTGATTATCGACTCCATCGCAATGGAATTCGACGATGTCAGCCATTCAGATTGAAGGTCCGCCGGTCGCGGAGCCGGTCACGCTCGACGAGGTCAAGAGTCACTGCCGGGTGACGCTCGACGACGACGACGCTCTGCTGAAGCTCTATGTTCAGGCGGCGCGCGAAGATGTCGAAGCGTTTCTCGCGCGCTCGCTCATCAATAAGCGCTATCGACAGTCGCTCGACTCGTTTCCCTATTACACGGACACGACTTTCTCGCAGATGGCGTATCCGCCTTCTTACTACTCGCTTCCGCGCTACTCGACGACGTTGTGGAATTACAGTCAGATGGTCAAGCTCTTCGTTTCTCCGCTCGTCTCGGTCGACCGGATTTCCTATCTGTCGAGCGGTGATTCCGCTTGGCACGATCTCTTGCCCGCGCCCTTTTCCTGGGAAGCCGACACCGTCTATGAACTGGGCGACGAGATCGAAGACCCGACCGGACATCTGCAGGAAGTCACCGACAGCGCGAAGGATTCGAAGTCCGGAAAGACGACGCCGTCCTGGAGCGTCAATCCGGGCGCGGTGACGAATGACCGCGCGCTCGTCTGGACTTGTCGCGGACTCGCTCCGACCGGCGACTTCATTTATGACGCGGACTCGGAACCGCCCCGAATCTTTCCGCTTCCCGGTCAATTCTGGCCGAGCGTTCTTTACGTTCCGAACGCGGTCGTCATTCATTACACCGCCGGATACGGCGATAACAGAACGGACGTTCCCGGTCTCGCGAAACTCGGAATCCTTCATACGGTCGCGGCGTGGTATGAGAACCGCGAACCGATTTCCGCCGCGAATCTGAAAATCGTTCCGGCGCCGATCGAGAACCTGCTCTGGGCGCTTCGCGTTCTCGATCTCGCTCCTACGCGCGGATAGAAAGATTGAAACCGCCGCCCCTTCAAGCCGGTGAGCTTCGCGACGTGATCGAGCTTCTCGCGCCTACGCTCGTTCAGGACAGCGCGGGCGGGACTCAGGTCTTACAGCAGACGACGGTCTTCGCCAGAGTCCGCGCTTCTGTCGAATCGCTCTCCGGTCGCGAGCTATACAACGCCCAGCAGCTCGTCGCCGAGGTCACTCATCGCGTCCTAATTCGCTGGCATCCGCAGGTGATCGCGCTAATGAACCTACGTAGCGTGGGCGACGGTCGACGTTTTCAGATTCAGTACGTTAATCGCGGCTCGGGTCGTCGAATCTATCTCGAACTTCTCTGCGTCGAGCGTAACGATGGCATTATTCCCTGACCGTCTTCCGGACGCCAGAGTCCGATAATGCAGACTGGGAGATTCCAATTTTCTCTGAAATCGCTCACTGAAGTGGCAGTGATTGTCATTTCGTTAGCGATTGCTTACGCCTCAACACGACACCGACTTTCAGCCTTAGAAGATCGAGTAACAAAGCATGAAATTTTGACTCAGGGTTATGTTCCGCCGTCCGAAATTCAGCGATTGGACGACCGGGTGCAAAGGCTGGAACGAGAGGTCGCCGTCCTGCAATCTCAGATAGGCAAATATAAGAGTGACCCCCCGTGGCAGAAGTCGTCTCCGTCAAGGTCGAAGGTCTCGCGGAACTTGAAGAGCGAGTTCGGACGGTTCCGGTAAAGATCGCGAAAGCGGTCGTCCGTCGCGGTCTCGAGGCCTCCGGCGAGGTTATCCGTTTTGCGATGTTCACCCGCGCGAAACGCGCGACCGGATTTCTCGCCGCTCATATCGCGACCAAGACGAAGGTTTCGAGCAGCGAATTCGCCGGAACCGTGTCGATCGGAGTCCTACAAGTGAACTACCCGTTCAATGAACGATCGGCCGCGCTGCCGTCGACCGCGCGGAAATCCACGCGCGCGCGAAAGCGTCGGACGGTTTACGCGTCGACCGTCGCTCGTTATCTCGAATTCGGAACGCGGAAGATGCCCGCCTTTCCGTTCATGCGGACCGCGTTCGAGTCGTCCAAAGATGACGCCTTAACGAGATTCGCGGACGCCGCGATGCGCGCGTTCAATGAGACAGCCCGCTAATGCTTTGTGAAGGCCTCTGGGCGCTTCTGACCGAAACGTCCGCCGTCGTCGCGATCATCGGAACGCCCGAGACGCGCGCGGACGGAACTTCGGGAGTCTTTCCGGTCACCATGCCGGAACGGACGCCGATGCCCGCGCTCGTTATTACGCAGATCGCCGGGGGCGGCGATAACACGTTCGACGGCGCGTCCGGTCTCCGGACCGCGCGCATTCAATTCACCGCCTACGGCGCGAATTATCTTCAGACGAAGCGACTCGCGAAAGCGGTCCGCGACAGGCTCGACGGAATAAAGATCACTCTCGCGGACGAAGATACGACGGAAGTCGATCTCGGTGAAGTCGTCGTCGAAGCGGACGCTTGGCAGCTTGCTCCGTTCGAATATCAGACCCCGATTGATATCCAGTTTTGGTTTAGAGAACCGATCACAGAACCGATCACAGGAGGCACCTCGTTATGAGCAAAGCATTTGCGGGTCGGGCTTCGCAGCTTCAGCGCGGAACCGGAAACGTACCGACCGAGACATTCACGAAGATCGCGGAACTCAAGAAAATCTCGCTCACCGGCTCCAAAGCGGACCTCGCGGACGTAACCAACATGGACTCGGGAAATTATCGCGAGTATCTTCCGACGCTGGTTACGGCGGGCGAGATTTCGTTCGAAGGAAACTATCTTCCGAACGACGCGACGCAGCAGCTTTTGTTCACCGATTTCAGTACGCAAGCGCTTCACAACTGGAAGATCGTTCTCCCGCCCATGGGGACCTACACGGTCACGCAGGGGACCTGGGAGTTCGCCGCTTACGTCACCGGCTGCGAGTATCCGGAACTTCAAGTCGATAAAGAGGCGACGATGTCCGGCAAGCTGACGATTACCGGCGCGCCGACCTACACGACCGGAAATTAAGACCGTCTCGCGTCGCGAGCCGGAACTTCAGAAACGAAAGGAACCCCGACATGAATCTCGATCTCGAACCGCAGACCGATTTTAACGTCTCCGCTGATCTTTACTCCGCGACCGCGCTCGTCATACGTCCGCACAATCGCTATGTGATCGAATGTTTCGACTCGGAAGGAAAACCTCGCTGGCGCGAAGAGGTCGACAACCTTATTCCGGACGCGGGCGCGAACGATCTCTTGACTCAATACCTGAAAGGCGTCAGTTACAGCGCCAACTGGTATCTCGGAATCATCGACGCCGCAGGATTTACCGGATTGAATAACACCGACACGCCCGCGTCACATCCGGGCTGGGTCGAAGCGCAGTATTACACGCAGCCGACGCGACCCGCGCTCGTTCTCGGAACCGCCGCTGCGCGCTCGATCTCGAATT